ACCGTTGTCATATTGGTGGTGGTACTCATAATATTGGGTGCCCTAGCCTATTATTTTTTCGTCTACGACAAAGATGAAAGTGATAACGACACCACCCCGACCTCAAACACGTGCGCGTCGAACACCACGGAAGCCGCGTGCATCTCACCGTGTGTGTGGGATGGTGTGATGTGCACAGACCCACCGAAAGTGTTGACACCCGAAGAAAAAATTGCAGACGTCGCCGACCTTTCGGCGAGATACGTACCGAGTGGCTACGACGCGACGACGAAAAAGTGGACCGACACCGATGACGCGCACGCCTTCAACATCGACGGCACGATGACCTTGTCGTCCGACGAGACCCATGTTATCGGGGACACGCTCACGAAATTTACCCTCCCCACGAGTCAGCTGTTCGACCGGCGCTACACCCTCTTCACCGTGGCCAAATACAGCGGCGACGTCAAGGAACGCATCTTCACCAGCAGTCAAGGTGACTGGTATTCGGGGCACAACGACGGCAAGTCGGGCGTGGCCAAACACGACGACACCATGACTGAAGACATCGACCACTACGGCGATGAGTGGGTGGTGTCGTGCGACCAGAGAAACTTGTACCGCGCGAACGGCATCCGGTTGAGTGGGTTGCATCACGACCAAGGTTTGCCCGAAAACGTGGGCGTGAACACCAAGTCGGGTTTGGAATCGAACTTTGCCATCGGTGAAATCTTAGTATACTCTCGTGAACTGAACCTCGATGAGATTCAAATCATCGAAAAGGCGTTGTTAGACAAATATGTCGTGCCCGACAAGACGTACATGCGAAGTGCGCTGAGCAACGCATACAAGAACGACCTATACGACGCTGAGGTGGACTGTGGTGAGAACAGCGCGCTCACTGGGTTAAGCATTCGTAAGAAAGAGAACGAAGAAATCTACGCGCACGACTACAAGTGCATGTTCAACATGGATGACATGAACAGCGCTGGGTACGTTCGGGACAACATCGAAGACGCGAAGTCTGGGGTCTACATGAAAGACATGTCCGCGCATCGCATGGACTGCGGTTTCAAAGGACTGCAAGGGTACAGGTTCCGCCCATCGTCCAATGACACCCAGGTATCCGTGCGCTACATGTGCAGTGGTGGTATGGTGGACGAGAACACGTGCGAGGATAAAACTTCCGATTACAGGGACGTGGCGGACATCGTGGCGCACGTCATCGAGTGCGACGACGACCAGAAAGTCCTGACGTCCGTGCGCTTCAAGACGAACCCGGATGACACCACGAAGGGTAGGTACGAGTACTCGTGCTGTAAACCGAAGGGGATTTAATTAAACAAAAGAAAGCTAAACAAATATTAAGATTTATGATGAAAATGTTAATATTTGTGATTTTTTTTAAATATTTACGCTGAAAAAAGCTTAGTTGGAGAACGCGAGACCGCCCATACCGGATTGCACGCGGAGAACGTTGTAGTTCGTCGCGAAGAGGTGCATGGTTTCCGAGGACGTCGCGCCCGACTTGAGCGTGACGGACACTTGCGCGTTGTCAATGCGCGAGAAGTTGCACGTACCGGACGGTTGGTGATCTTCCGGCTTGAGCGCGAAGGAGTACGCGTACACACCCGGCATCGGGGAGCCGGTGTGGTAGGTGTACGGTTGCACTTGGTTGAAGTACTTACCACCTTGCGCCTTCATGCGGTCTTGGCCGTTCAACACGAGCTTGAACTCGGACAACGGACCAACAGCGCGGTCGGCCGCGACCGCACCGTCTTCGCACACCGTGGATTCGGAGTATTCCGCACCGGCGGCGATGAGCGGCGCACCCGTGGCGTAGGTGACCGGAACGAAGATGTTAGAGGTGGCACCGACCGCGCGAACGTCGGATTCGAGGACGACGGCATTTTCCTCCAAGTTGGACGTGAAGTTCCAGAGGGAGGCGTTGGAGACGGAGCCGTTGCCGAACGCGAACACCAACTCCTTGACCGGGTGGTTGAAGGAGAGGCGGACGTTCTTGACAGACGTGGCGCTGACCGCATCGGAGCCAGTGTGTTGCACTTGCTCGATGAGGTACTCGTGGCTCTTGGACGCGAATCGGCGGCGTTCCTCGGTGTCGAGGAAGTGGTAGTTCGCCCAGCACTTGAGCGTGGAGCCATCGGTGTAGTGGGAGAACTCGGAGCTCAAGTCGACGTCAACGCGGCACTCGTGGTACTGCAACGCGATGAGCGGCAAAGACAAACCCGGGTGGCGGTTGAACCAGAACTGGAGCGGCAAATAGATGGCACCGTTTTGGGTGTTGGACGTCATCTTAGCGTAGTCAGCCTTCTTGGCTTCGGTGTGGTACAAGTTGTCGAACAGACGCCACCACTTTTGGAAGTGGCGGTCGATGCGCTGACCACCGATGGAGACTTCGATGTCCTTGATGGCGCGTTCCGCGGCGTAGATGGCCGAGGCGCCCTTGGAGGAAGAGCTGAGGCCGGACTTCGCCTTCATTTCGAGGTACATGTCTTGGACCAAATCACCGTTGCGGGCGATCGTGATCGAGACGCGACCGTTGTCGGCCGGGTTGCCGTTGACGGTTTGCTCGATGACTTCGGACGCGAAGTTCGAGTGGCGCTTGTAGACGGCCTGGAAGAAAGTTACCTTCGGGTTGGCCGTCAAGTACAAGTCCTGAGATCCATAAGCGACGAGTTGCATAAGACCACCGGCCATGATGAGAGTTGTTTGTACTATACATTAAGAAAAAAATTTTGCCCTGAGCTCCGCGGTAAAACGCGTCTGGTGTTTTCTCCGCAGGGGGTATACATGAGTGACATCGAAGACGGTGAAATCGTGAACGAAGAAGAGCAAGACTTTGACGAGGAGGACATCGACATGGACATGGACGACTTCGCGCCTGAAGAAGGTGGGTCGGCGGAAATCCTGGCGTCGACGCTCGCGACCCCAGACGGGGACACCGTGTGCACGGCCCTGTTGCACATCGGAGACCAACTTGAGATGCAAAACAAAATCCTCATAAAAATTTTATCGAAACTGGCTTAAAAATTCTCAGCATTAATTATTCAGACCGAACGACTGCCATGAATGCCACACATTACATAGAGAGAGACCCCGACACGGGGGCTTCGGAAATGGAGCTCTTACGAAATCAAATCGTGACTCTCTCGAGTGAGCAGATTTTACGCATCCTTGGACTGATGGAAGAAAATTGGTACCTCGGTGAGACTGCGGGTAAAGACATGATGACAAAATGTGTCCGCCTGGGATACGATCAATTTTTCGATCCGTCCGAAAGAGCGAGTGGATTTCCTACGAGCATTGATATTAAATCCGTTGATGGTAAAAGAGATAGGGAAATAAAGGTTCTGAAAAACATTGGTTCGCGAGTGAAAGCGTTGGACATGGCGGATTACGTAGAAAACGAGAGCGTCAACCTCACCGCGGCCGAGCGCGTGTGTAGACTCATCAAACAAGTGTCGGAGGCGTTTAAGAACGTTCGCCTGCACCTGAACACGATGCAAAGGATAAAGAATCCGCGAGAGATGCCGGACAAGATGAATTCAGACCCTGAGTACTTCGACGCGACGCCAATGGACGAGACGCGCCTGGGGGAGATGACGCCGTTTCAACGCGCGATCGTGGCCTGCCTGGACGAGGCCTATAAGAAACACATGCGTCGATATAAAGGGGAGTGCTACGTCCAAAGAATTTCAGAGGGTGCGTACACGCGTTCGTGGAAGCAGGTGTGCGCCATTCCTGAGTTCGTCTACGAGTTCGCGGAGAAGGAGGTTAATTTTGATTTCTGGAAAGACATCACGTCCCGTGGGAACACGGCGAGAGAGGTCATCAATTACCTCTCGAACTGCATAGACAGTCAGTTCCCTGAAATCATTAAAGACCGTCACGTGTGGAGTTTTAAGAACGGTCTGTTCATCGGCAAAGAGTGGCAGCCGAAGGAGGGCAAATACGCGTGTCGCTTTTACCCGTACGACAGTAAGCAGTTTCGTTCCCTGGACCCGACCCTGGTGAGTTGTAAGTTCTTCGACCAATTCTTCGACGACTACAACTACGTCGAGGACTGGTGGGACATCCCGACGCCGCATTTTCAGAGTATTTTTGACTATCAAAAGTTTGACGAAGACGTGTCTCGGTGGGCGTACGTCATGGGTGGTCGTCTGTGTTTCGACGTCGGGGAGTTGGACGGGTGGCAAGTCATTCCGTTTTTCAAGGGCATCGCGCGGTCGGGGAAGTCCACGGTCATCACCAAAGTGTTTCGAAAGTTCTACGAGAGCAACGACGTCCGCACGCTTTCGAACAACATCGAAAAGAAGTTCGGTCTGTCTTCCATCTACGACTCGTTCATGTTCATCGCGCCCGAGGTGAAGGGGGACCTGTCCCTGGAGCAGGCGGAGTTCCAATCCCTCGTTTCCGGCGAAGACGTGTCGATCGCGGTGAAGCACCAGAACGCCATCAGCATACAGTGGAGCACGCCAGGGGTTCTCGGCGGTAACGAAGTCCCGTCGTGGAAGGACAACTCCGGGTCTGTCCTGCGACGCATCCTGCCCTGGAACTTCCGTCGCCAAGTGAGAGAAGCGGACCCGCACCTAGATCAGAAGTTGGAGGAGGAGTTGCCCGCCATCCTCCTGAAGTGCGTTCGCGCGTATCTGGAATACTCGGCGAAGTACTCCGACAAAGACATCTGGAACGTCGTGCCTGAATATTTCAAGAGTGTGCAGAAGGAAGTCGCGAAGATGACGTCGACGATTCACCACTTCTTAGAAGACACGAGCGTGCAGTTCGGCAAGGACTTGTTCGTGCCTCAGAGTATTTTCTTGGCCGCGTTCAATCAGCACTGCCAGATGAACAACTTGGGCAAGCCCAGGTTCAACGAAGACAGCTACGCGGGTGCGTTCAGTCAGCGAGACATCACCGTGTCGACGACTTCTCTCACCTATCGCGGTCGCATGTACAACAATCAAAAGTTCATTCACGGTTTAGATGTCATTCAGGAAGAACTTGTTTTTGAATAAAATATCTTTACATATATTAATGACCCCACCCCAACTCAAGGCGTTTCTTAAAAACTCAAACGTAAAGGTCGACATGGCGCCCACCACGACCGTGGCCGCACCCGTGAGCGCCGCCGCACCCGTGAGCGCCGCCGCGCCACCGCTCACGTCGCCCCTCCGGTACACGAACTTCATCGCGGAAGTCGGCCCCGTCTTGCGCCCCGACGTGCTCGCGTTCGTGCGTCAAACGAAGCCCTCACGGAAAGAGGGGAACTACGATGTTCAGGAAATTTCCGGATACCATGGGCAATTTCAAAAAGCCGTGACGCACACGAACTTGTACGGATTCAAGACCCACCAAAACTACGACACGGCGCAGTTGAAAAACCTGTCGTGGAGTTTCGTGGAGTTCCGCGTCGTCGTCAAGGGGAGGAAGACGATCATCGCCCGCCTGTACAAGGACAAGATGGTCCTACAAGGTGGGTGCGTGGACAACGACCCGAAAACCCCTTTGTACGTCGCGAAGTACTTGACGAAGAAATACGCGCTCGGTGCCGTGGATAGTTTGAAATTGAAATACGCGTCCCTGGACGGCGTGTTCCAGTTTCGAGGCACCGTGAAGGCGCAAGACTTGTCCCGAGCACTGTACGCCAACAAAGTGAGCCACTTCTTCGAACCCGAACTCAAAGCGGCCGACGTGCGAAACATCGAGTACGAAGGCGAAACCATCGACAGCGTGACGATGAATGGATTCGTGACGTTGCATAAAAAATCCGTGGAAGAGATTCAGCGCGCGTACTTGGTGGCGGTGAAATTCGTCGAGCGCATGGACGCGAGGGGACTCATCGCGCGCACACCCACCTTTGCACAATCGAAAGAAACGAGTGCGCCCGAAGAACCCGTGCGCGTTCGCGTGCCACGCATTCAAAAGCTTCGAAACACCACGAACGTGTTGTTGAATGACAAGATGTGCTCAAAGTACAGCACGGACGACCTCAAGAAAATCGCAAAGGCCATGGGCATCTTCGCCAAGAAGACGTGGAAGAAGAAGGACCTCTGTCAAGCCATCTTCGACAAGAACGCGAACTTGTTCCTCGAATCAGAGAACACCACCAGGCGCAACAACGGGAACACCGCGCTCCTGAAGAAGAGGGGCATCGACACAAACGCGCTGCGAAATATGATGAAAAATGCGTACGGCGATGAATTCAGGACTGGGCGGAACGTGAACGCGGACGTGCGTCTGGTTCAAAAAGCGATGAAAAACGTAAAGACGAATAAAAAAGGTGTGCCGTTCAAGGGTGAAGTGCTGAGACTCGTCAAGGACGTCGCGCGTGAACGAAAATTTAAGGTGTACCTGAACAAATACGACGCGAACACGCGCGCATTCATTCGTCGTCGATTGAAGAATCGCGCAGCCATCACGAAAAATGTGGTAGAAAACGTGGCCATCAAAGTGAAGAACGTGAACGTGCGTTCGCTCAAAAACATAAACTTAGCACCGAACGTGAACGTGGCGAAGTACGCCAAACAACGCGAACTCGTGAAGGCGTACGTGAAGAGCGTCGTGCGTCCTGCGATGCGTAAAGCCGTGGAACAGGAAACCCTCGCGTGGCTCACGTCGCGGCGAAACAATCCGACGAACGACCTCGTGAAGCGTGAGTTGTTGCGGTACATTCGATTATGGGACGACCCACGGATGAACCGACTCACGATGAACCAACTCCATGCACGTCGCGCGAAGTTGCTTTAATCATTTCGGTGTGGTACCCGAACTCGTAGTCAGGGAACCGCTCTTTGATGGCCAAGGAAATTTCGACGGCGCGTCCCACGGAGTCGGCCTCGATGAGCGCGGTTTCCATCTCCAGAAACAACACGGCGTCGTCGCCGTTGTCCACCATGCGCTCGTACACGAGATGGGACGGGGTGTGTGGTAAAGTTTCCTTCTTCGCCGTGATGCTCATGTAGAGCACCACGAGGGCGAAGAGATAGAAGAGCATTTACTGTAGTCATCAGATTTTTTTCTCAGTTCACCGTATAATGAAAACACCGAAGACTGTGAAAAAGGCTATGCGCGCCTTGGGCATGAAGAAGGGCGACAAGGTCGAAAAGGTGGTCGAGCGAAACAAGACGACGATGAAGAAAGAGAACGAGGCCATCAATAAGCACAACAAAAAGGTTTACGAAAACAAGAAGAACGAACTCGACAAAGTGGCGAACATCGTTAAAAAGTATGAAAACATGACGGCGCGTCGTTACAACACTAAGATGGTAAAAGCTTGAAAAGGTCGTTAATTTTCCATAAAATATTATAGAATTCCTCTTGGCACCCTACCTTCCCAGGGTCCACGATTTCCAACTCTATCTGGTAGTGATTCGGGTCCTCGGCGTCCTTGTCCACCGCATCACCACTCGATACAGTCATGTCTATGGACACGTTCTTTCGCACGAAGCTTTGGCGATGCTTGGTGCGTTTCCTGTCCATCTCGTATTCCCCCGTGACCGGCACCTCCCTCGCGATGCTGAAACGCACGTCCAAAGGTGCGGAAAATTCTTGAAAATTCTCGGTGACGAGTTTTTGTTTTTGAACCATGGTGTGTTCACCCGTGTGTTCGGCCACGGACAGACGAATCCCCCCGGCGTCGTGATAGAAGACGTCGCACACGCTCGTGCGCACGTCTTCCCACCCGTCGTACTGCTGGAGACCGGCCAAGATTGCGTCGAAACTTTTTTTACCCACGTTGGTGTCGAAAAATGCACCGTTAAACTTCCCCAGACGTATCTCGACTTCGACGTGTTCTTCGTCGTTGTGGCGGTCGAAGAGGGGTAGGGTCTTATCGACGATCTTCTGAATGTCCATCTTTGTTTCGTAGTATAAAAGGTTGTCTTCTTTAATAAATTACTACCATGCGAGGGTTGGTGAACATTGGAAACACATGTTATTTCAACACTTCCCTACAATGTTTATTACAAATTCCACCATTGTCGAACCATTTCATCCGCCATGGATACGATGGCTCTTGTGAATTCACGCGGGCGTACGCCAACTTCGTGTCGCGTTTCTGGTACGCGGAAGACGTGGGAAAACCACTGGACGTGCGTTCGCTGCTCGACATGTTCCGACGACGATTCCCACGTTTCACAGAAGGCGCGCAACACGACGTGCAAGAAACCATCCTGTGCGTCATAGACATTCTGGAACAATCCGTGCCCGAACTGAAACCCATGTTTTATGGTAAAAAAATGCAAGAGACCATCTACCCCGGGGGTAAGACGACGCGCGAAGAAGATTTCAGCGTCCACCTCGTGTGTTCCATCGTCGGCAAAGATTTCGAGACGATGTTCAAAGAAAGCTTACAATGGAACACCCTGACGGATTACGTGGACGACGCCGGGAAGACCCATCACGTGGCGACGACGCGGAACGTGTTCACCGCCCTCCCGCACGTGTTCATGGTGAGTTTCGATAAGAAGAGTTTCATCAGTCTCGCGGAATACATCGACATAGGTGGCATGAAGTATCACCTCGTCGCCGCGGCCGCGCACGTCGGCATTCAGTGGGACGGGCACTACGTCGCCTTCACCCGACACCGAGAGCAATGGTACTACAAGAACGACGGGTTCGTGGAAGCCGTGGAGCTTCCACGCGCCGGTGGGTTCTATTTTCTCATTTATGTAAGAAATCACCTCCAGTGATATTGTGTAAATTAGTTCGTCATCGTCTCGACATGCCCCCCCGACGACACTGGCAGTTATGTTCCCGACACGGCTCATGCGCCACATGTAAAAGCGCACTCCAGAGTTGGAAGCAGAAGGCCCAGCGTTCTGGGTGGAATGTGTCTCGCCTGAAGTACGCACTGCAATGTATACTGGACGAGCAGAACGAGGTGGTGTACGACCACACCCAAGCTGAAGAGCTCACGCCAATAACGCAGGGCATGGACGTCGAAGCTGGACCAGAAGACGGTCTCAACTGGTCGTGTGGTATTTGTCAAGAAAACCACACAAAGGTCGGTTATCGACGACCCGTCGTGTTCAACTGCACCCACAGTGTATGCGCGACTTGTTATTCGACGCCGGCATTTTTGCAACGAAGGAAGTGTCCATACTGTAGAGATGATATTCTAGAAAAGGCGATATTGCTTGTTTTTAGCACGTGATGAATTAAAGTTTAAATATATATACTTAGGTACATAGCATGAAACCCTTTCTCAAATGGGTCGGTGGTAAAACACAAATCATGGACCAGGTCCTCGCCACGTTCCCTCGCGACATCGACACCTACCACGAACCGTTCGTGGGTGGGGGCTCGGTCCTCTTCGCCGTCCTGGCCCATCCCGAGATTCGCATTCGACGCGTGCGCGCGAGTGATAACAACCCCCATCTCGTGGCCCTGTATAAGCAGGTACAGGACGCGCCCGAATTCCTTCACCTCGCGATCGTGGAGCTGTTTCGTCGCTACGACCAGAGCGGCCCTGAGAAGGAAGCGTTCTACTACGAGCAGCGCGAGCGGTTTCGCACTTTACCGGCGTGCATCGAAAAATCTGCACTCTTCGTCTTTCTCAACAAGACGTGTTTCCGTGGACTCTACCGAGAGGGACCCCGCGGGTTTAACGTTCCCTACGGCCACTATAAGACCACGCCGAAACCACCCACGTTGGAGGAGTTGAGAGCTGTCCAAGCGCTCATCAAGGACGTCGAGTTCACCGCGTGTGATTTCAAAGAGGCACTCGAACACGCGCGAGGGGTGGGTGATTTCGTGTACGCGGACCCACCCTATGCGCAGGAAACCAAGACATCCTTTAAGGATTACACACGAGGGGGGTTTGACCAAGACAGTTTATTTAAAGAACTGCGCAAAACAATGTTCGTCATGAGTAATGCAAATGTTCCATGCGTCAAGGAATATTTTAAAGATTTCGACCTTTCGTATATCAAGGCACGTCGTGCCATTCATAGTAAACGACCAGATGCCACCACGACAGAAGTTCTCGTCAAATCGAGGCACGGGGGCAGGGGGTGCGTTGACGAATAGAAATGGACTCAGGTTCGAGACGTGCATATATCCCGACATGTACGTCAATGGTCAAGGTGGTCGCATCGGGTCGTATCGGTTTTTGAAACAACACGATTTCGTGAAACACATGCACCCGGTGGACCCTTCCGCGCGCTTGTTTCACCCAGACGGTGCGTACGTGAAAGACGATTGGGTGCTCCTGCTCGAGTGCAAGTACCAAAGTGGCGGGGGCAGTGTAGACGAGAAAATCTTAAATTCACCGACAAAGTTAGAAATCTACAAGCGAGCGTACCCGCACGTGAAGGACTGGCGCTACACGCTCGTGCTGTCGGAGTGGTTTCGACAGCCGAAGTATAAGACCTGGATAGACGTGTTATTGGAGAACCCCGAGATAGACGTGTGGTGGGCGGCGAAGTGCGAAGACGGGGAGGTCTCTGTGAAATTAGAAATAGATGGAGATAGGGTTAAAGTACATTTATCGAATTACAAGCTCGTTCCATGATTTAATACTAATGCCATTCTTGTCAGAGCACCACGGATACACCGGGTCGCCCACGAAGTTAATGACGTCCACGCCGTTCTCGAAACAATCCTTGCATATCTCGTAGTTGTCGTCGATGATGACGTCGAGGTTGAGTGCGCGACACACGGACGACTTCGGGATTTCGTTCAGCGTGTAGCTGTTCGTGAGCACCAAGTCGTGGAACACCCCGGGGTAGTGCATATGGAGCCACACCTCCGTGCGTCGTCGCACCCACTCCTGTCGCCCCGTGACGGCGTAGAGGACGTTGGTCTTCGAAAGTTTCGACAGCGCGTACTGTGAATCCTTGAGCGGTCGAAGTTCCATGAACTCCTTTGAATCGTAAAATTCTCGAATCATCTTTTGTGATTCAGCTTCGCTGCATTTAAAAATCTCTCGAAACACGTACGGGTACTTGACGGCCTGGGGCAACTTTTTCCTATGAAAACGAGCGAGTGGGTCGAGCAAGGGAACGAGGACTTCATCGATGTCCACGGCAATCCTGTTCATACTATATTATTAAACTCAGACATTTGTATGTCCTCTTTTATATTCACTAATGTTCTGTAAAACGTCCGTCTGTTGTTCGGATGGGTTTTGTCCGTGCGCAGTTTCAATGGACGCCACCACATGGGCACGTCGTCCGTCATGTACTGACACTCCACGATGGCGTCTTCGCTAAACCACGGTTCTTCGTACTTCTCGAACGCCGTCTCGAACACGAGTTGTCCTTTCTCTTGCACGTACAGACGCCACACCTCTGGGCGATAGGGATCGCGCTTCATTTGAAAATCTATGGTGTTATGGTCGCGTGGTTTCCATTTGAACATCGTCTCGTGGGTGCCCATCTTCACCGGTTCGTACACCGGCGTGAACACGAGACCGTCGATGCGCTGTTGCACGGTGGGAAGGTGGTCCCTCTGAAACGTCTCGAAGTCGTCTAGTGTGTGGAAAATCTTCAGACGCACCCTGTACGGGTCGGATTTCATCGCGATGATCCGCTTGATGCACTGTTCCATGACGGCGTAGCGGTCGATGAAGTGCATGTGTCCGATGGGTTGCCCGCACACGACGATGGCGTCGTAGGCCATGTACATCCCCCCGTCGCACAATTCGCCGTCTAATATGGTGCCGTCGTACGCGTTTTTAGGTAGGTTCAAGCGACTCTCGAACATGCGAAAGGAGCGGTTGACGAACACGGAGACGTTTCGCCCTTGCCATCGCGTGGCGACGAGCATGTACCGTTCGCCGTCGGTCTTTTCGCACACGACGTACACGTTGTTGCGTAGGATTGGGAAGTGTTTGCGTTCGATAGATATGGGTTGGGGTCCTGGGAATCGGTCCCTCGAACCCCACACCTGATGTATGTAGGCGATCACGTGTTGTTCCATTACACTACTAAAGCCGCGTCGCTTTATGCCGAGGCGCGAACCCCCGCGGCGTTCATGATGTTAGATACGCATTCGTGTGCATACGTCACCACGACGTGTGCCGCGGTCCACGCATATATTTTGACTCCATAGTCCTTTAATTTTTCAAACATCTTGTCATAATTCGTTATTTTCGTGTCCCCTAATTTCTTCTTCACGGTTTTGCACACGGCCACGAAACATCGGGGTTGCGTAGATTTCACGTGGTACAGGTCGTCCTTGATTTTCTGTCCAACGTCCGTGTCGAAGTGCAGACCCATCTGATGCACGGGTTCGTTGGAATCGCTGAGCACCTTGTTCTTGAACATCTCCCAATCGATGCCTTCCTTCGCCGCCGGGAACACGAGACACCCACATCCCTCGTGGGTCTCGAAGACTTGTTCGAGCGACTTTTCGTCCAAGTTGACGCCGAAGTCGATGAACATGATGCGGTCGTACAGTTTCAACAACTTTTGCACGGTTTCCGCTTTTTTAAACGGGTCGTCGTTGCAGAACATGATTTCATTGGCCCATCCACGACGCACGCAGTGTATGTTCAACTTCATCACGGTGTGCAACGTCTTGACGTGGCATGCTTTCGAGCGAGTGACGAGCAGAGTGACAAGTTTCATTTATTAAAAAACCAACCTAAGCCTTAAGCCTCTCTGCCATGCACGCGTTGAATGGCAGGTTGCCCACGTGTCCGAGCGTCGTATGAATGTCGGCGTAGATTTTCCCACCCATCTGTTGCCATCGTCGACAGAATGCGTAATCTTCGGACAGATAGCGTCGATTGTCCGGGTCTATCATGCAGTCGAACAGGGCGCAATACGTGTCGAAGTCCCTGTTTTGATGGTCGTTCACGCAGTCCAACTCCTTGGCGTAGTGTTCGTGCATCTTCTCGAAGGCCTCTCTCTTGATCATCATGAACCCCGTGGGCCCGTCGAGGATTTCGATCATTCCATCTTCGACCGTGCGGCGTTGCGCGCCAAAGTTGATGACGAGGGAACTGCTCAACATGGCCATGTCGCGGTTGTCGCCTTGTTTGATGGCTTCCTTGGCCTGGTCCCACATGACGACTTTTTTCGGGTAGCACGCGACGCTGATGTCCTTGTTCGCCTTGACCAAGCGCACCACGGACTTCGGGTCGAAATCGATGTCGGCGTCGATGAACATGAAAAAGTCGCAGTCGGTCTTTTGCATGAACCTGCCGACGGCGACGTTCCGCGCCCGATGCACCAGGGATTCATTTTCGGTCGTGTCGAAGAACATCTGAATCCCTTCGCGAATGAGTTCCATTTGGAGTTTAATCATGGACGCCATGTAGCGCTCGAGGCAAACACCGCCGTAGCATGGGGTAGCGACAAAAAGTTTCATTACAAGTTAAACGGCTTTCGCCTCTAAGTATTTTCGTACGACAGTTTCTATTTTATTAAGCGTGGGCACGGATACCGCACACTGTTTACACACTTCCGATTTTGGAATGCCGGTCACAATCCATATAATAGCAGATGCAATGCTATTTGGTGTCTTGCTCATGAGGTCCGGACATTCCTCGATGGCGCGGCACATTTTATTACACGCGATTCTGTGTTCTCTGGACACCTCGAACCCGTTGATGAGTCGGTTCATGACGTCCACGGGTCGAGTGGTGCCGCTGTCCTCGTTCGTGGTCAGCAACACGGTCTTGAACATCTCCGAGGTGCGACTTATGTCTTTGGGTTGGACGTTGAACATGTCCGCGATTTCCTTGGTCGTGCGCGGGAAACTGGCCAGGCGACACGCGTACAACACACAGTTTGCCTTGATACCCAATCGCACGGCACCCCTGGTCAATTTTCGTTCACTGAAGGTTTTATAGATCATCTTTGCGTCACGGATCACGGTCTCGGGGAGGCTGGCGCACGCCTCTTCGATTTCCCTGTACGCGTGGTACAGACCTCGGTCTTTGTGATTCATCGCCATGTGGAAGTTGATGGTGGCCATGCGTCGATTCTTGTACGTGGAGGACCCCCTCGACGTGCTGATCACCGTGCTCTTTCCCCACTGGGACGAGTACAGGTTCGGGTTGCCGTGAGCGTCGGCACCGCACCGGGCTGGGTCGGAGACTTTGCCATCCTCCGAGATGCCCGACGTCCACTCCGCGACGTCGGAGATGTACTTGTCGTCCACGAGACCGCACTGCGTGCACACGGGCAGGCCCTCGGGCGCGATCACCTTGGTGCCGTTGCACTCGACGCATTCATAGTTGTTTGCCAATTTTTGTACTTCTTCTTTTGGTTTGTTTTCGAGTAGATTATTTAAATCTTCCCATATAGCTGCAAACATTTGAAATCAAGTCAACTTTTAAAACGACGAGAAATGACGCTCCCTCGCGCGCATTTCAATCATGTCGACCGTGTCCTTGAAACTTCGCGCCCCAGGGCTCCTGGGTTCCCAATCGTCCCACGACCGGTCAATCTCCTTGTGCCCCTCGGGCGGCGCCTGGTCCACGTCTTCGCTGTCGGACACGATGAAGTCTTCGAGGTCGCTGCCGTCGTCTTCCCATATCTCGCTGTCCTCGTCTTCGATGTCGACCTCGGCATAAAAGACGTAGTACGGGGCACCTAAACATTTTATCTCGAGATCTTCGAACGTCGTCCCCGCTGGGTGGTGTTCACATAAACTGTCATAGGGGGTCGCGGTCATCTCCAGGTCCATCTCGTACACGCACGCACTCTTGTAAATTTTTTCCGTCGGGCTGAGGAAACGCACGCCGAGGACGTTCCCCGTGTTCATCTGCACCACGCCGTACGTGGCTTCTTCGAGTTCGCTGTCGTGGTCTTTAACCATGGCTTGTATTATGTCATCGACTTGTATATCGGAAGGGGCGATCATGTATTTACTATCAGGTCAATTAAAAATATTTAACTATTGTACTTCAGGCGTGTGATGGGGATTCAAATTTATTCAAAAGATGGATGTACGTATTGCGACCGCGCAGTCGAGCTGTGTGAGTCGGAGGGGCTGGCGCACGAAAAGATTATGATAGAAAAGGTGGAGTTAGAGAAACTGTGCGGGGGGAAATTCGAAGCGTATCCACAGATTTTCAAAGACGGCGCGCGCCTGGGAAATTTCTTCGACCTCGAGGACTTTATTCAGGAAAAATACGAACCTTTGTTGGACGACGAAGGGTCGTTCACACTGTTTCCTTTGAAGTACGAACATCTGTGGAGCTTGTATAAAAAGGCACAGATGTCCAACTGGACCGCGGAGGAGATTGATTTCTCACGGGACATGGAGGATTGGAAGGGGTTGTCCGAAAACGAACAAAGATTTGTCAAGTACGTGCTGGCGTTCTTCGCGGGGTCGGATGGCATCGTGTTCGAAAACATCAACAACAACTTCGCGGACGAGGTGAAGTCTTCCGAGGCTAAGTCGTTCTACGCCTACCAGTGCCACAACGAGATGGTGCACTCGGAGACGTACAGTAAACTCATCGACAAGTACATCACCGATGGGAAGGAGAAAGCCCAACTGTTCAACGCCATCAACACCATTCCGTGCATCGAAAAGAAGGCGAACTGGGCGCTGAAGTGGTTCGACACGACCCGACCGTTCGCCGAACGCCTCTTCGCCTTCGCGTGCGTCGAAGGCATATTCTTTTCCGGGTCGTTCTGCGCCATCTACTGGCTGAAGAAGCGGGGCCTGATGCCTGGGCTCACGTTTTCGAACGAACTCATCTCACGCGACGAAGGGTTGCACCAAGAGTTCGCGGTAGAGTTGTTCAAGATGTTGAGACACAAACCCTCGGGGCACGTGCTTCAAGCCATCGTGAAAGAGGCGGTGGCCATCGAGAAGGAGTTCATCATCGACGCCCTGCCGTGTTCGCTCATAGGGATGAACGCCCAAAAGATGTCGGAGTACATCGAATACGTGTCGGACAGGTTGTTGAAACAAATTGGTCAACAGCCCATATTTAATTCTAAAAATCCCTTTGATTTCATGGAACTTATTTCTCTAGAAGGAAAGACTAACTTCTTCGAGAAAAGAGTTGGAGACTATGGGAAAATAGACGTCACAGAGGACGAAATTAATTTTGACGAGGAGTTCTAGACTCGCGCTTGATATTCATCATACCCCACGTGACCAGAAGAAACACGAGGGTATGAATGAACAAGCCCAACATGGTGGGGCACCCGTTCGGGCTGGCCAAACCTTGGCCCAACAACCCACGGGTCAACATGTACGTCTGTGGGTTCGAGATGATGAAGAACGTCAACGCGGAGATGGCGCTGATGACAAACTTTTGTTGTTGCTTTTCGCCGTTGCAGCCGCAGCCGCAGTCCTTAAACAATCCCATTTTTAATATACGTCTAGAAAAATTTTATGCCCACGTGGTGCCGCCAACCGTGTACGTGTAGGCGCTGGACACGTACTCGATGATGGGTGATTCGTCGAGCTCTGCACTGGTGGAATCACTGGCCTCACCCTGATACAACGGGCGTCGAAGGATGATTTTCGTGCCACACACGTCCGCCTGACTGGAAGTGTCCGAGGTGTTTGTGAGCGTCACTGAAAGCACCTGACGCACATCTCCGAGGTCCAAGGTGAATGAGGTGAGTCCCTCGACATCGGTGTCTTCCTCGATGTCAATGAGTTGCGAGTTGCTGACACCAACAACGGACGCTGGGGGAGTCATGTTCTGCACGAGATTGGTGAGCCCAGTCTCACCGCCCACAACTTTAATGTCAGACAGTGAGAAGGTGTTCGAAGTCGTCTGCTTCACGTCGATGTACCGACAAGGCACGGGCGCTGGGTCGGGTGTGCACGGTGGACACTCGGGGACGCACTCCGTGCCTAGGAAGGAAAAACATGCATTGGGGTTAATGTTAGACACGTCAAAGTTACCCTCAGTACATGTGTACAGGAGACCACCCGCTGATGATGCGGCGCATCCCATCAATCCGAATACGAGTACGACGGACATATACTACTGTATGAGATTATTTCCACTTATCGAGGTCGCTCGTGATTTTATAGACGTACGCACTCGCCACGAAGTCGATGGTAGGAGTTTCCTCGATGACCTTTTTGGTGGCCACACCTGCGGCGTCCACCTCGTTGCCACTGAACACGAGCTTAGCACCACAGATTTTGCTTTGGTCGGCGGCGGTGGCGGTGTTCGTCAACACCACTCTGTGCACCTTCTTGAGACCACCGAGGTCGACGACGACCTTTGCCTTGTTCGTGGCATCTCCAGGGGCGGTTGCGTCCGTGGCCGTGTCCGTGCCTTCGTCATCGATAAAATTCGCGAGGTCAGCGGTGGTGTCGCTGCCGATCACGATGGACTGACGAGGCAACGTAGAACCCTCGGCCGGGGCGGTGTGCACGATGAGGCTGTTGTCCGCCATGTCGTACACCTCGATGTCCGACAGAATGATCGCGTTGGACGTGGTCTGTTCGACCGTGATGAACTGACAGTTGATGCCCATGTCAACGGTCGTGGGGGTGCTGGTCGTCGCGTTCGACGTGAGGAAGGAGAAACACGTGTTGGCGCTGAGGTTCGACAGGTTGAGCGAGCCGTCCGTGCACGTGTAGAACAGACCCGCTGCCGAGGAGCACGAACATCCGAGCATGGCCATGATAATCGCGGCGGACATGATTGCTATGTATACTTTAAAAACAGATATTTTTTCTCCTGGGTTAAAGTTATTCCGCGGTACTAGTGTATACCAAAAAACAAAACATGTCGCTCGCAATCACCCAAGCTTCTGAATTCAAGGCCTCCGATGTCGATTTCTCTAAGATGAGAAAGAACAAAAACGGCGGAAAGGCGGTCTACCTCAACAAGGGCGGCAATAACAAACTCTTCATCCAGTTTCCGAAACTTCGATGCCCGTACGGCCTGTCCGCGTTCACTGACGAAGGCACGGGAAAGACGTCGTACAGCCTGGACTTGGCGTTCGACCCGGACGTCCCGGAGGCGGTCGAGTTGCGCAAGACGTTCGAGGAGCTCGATGAACTCATCGTCAACAAGGTTGCCGAGAACAGCGTCGAGTGGCTCGGCAAGGAGTTCAACGTCGAGGTCTTGAAACAGGCTTTGTACAAGCCCCTGGTGCGCATTGGGAAGCCGGAATACCCCGCGACGATCAAGTTGAAGATTCTCACCAAGTCAGACGGCTCGTTCGTCCCGGAGAGCTATAACATGAACCGCGAGAGCATCGCCCTGGACAGCATCGAGAAAGGGGCGAAGGTGCACACCATCGTCGACGTCAACCAAATCTGGTTCATCGACAACAAGTTTGGTGTGACTATCAGGCTCTCCCAGGCCCTCGTGGAACAGACGGCCAAGTTGCCATCGTTCGCGTTCCAGGGTATTGACCTCCCGGAACCATCCGAAGACGTCGACGTGAACGACGATGAAGACGATGAAATCGTAGACGAAGAATAAATAAATTTTCTACATGTAATACAAACAATGATTGCTCTCATTATCCTGCTCCTCATCGATGCGTACATTCTCTGTTCCATGTCTAAGACCGTCGCCGTGGGTGTGGGTGCGGCCGCTCCTGGGGACTACGTCGTTTACGGGACCATGGGTTGTGGATGGACTCGTAAGCAACTCGACCTCATGAAGGAAAAGAACATTTCCCATGAGTTTGTGGATTGCTCGAAGAAAGGGTCGTGCCCGCCAGGTGTGAAGGCCTATCCGACCATCAAGCACCCCGACGGGAAGATGACCACGGGATTTAACACCCTCGAAGAATCATGAGGGACACGGACAGGAGGAAGGCGTCGAGCATGGAGTCGATGGGCTTCAACACACTGATGTGCTTCACGAGGGAACGATTCCACAACACGCGAAGGAGGAAGGTGCTGATGAGAATCACCAGCGTGTAAAGCAGGACCTCTGTGAGCATGTCCGACTTCGTTTCAGTCTTGGAGATTTCTCTGAGCATTTTATTATGTACATAGATAATAAAATGGTCACGAAAGAACTGCCATTAAGTGGTTCTGAAAAAAAGTTCACCACGCGTCTTTGGAACAAGTACAAAGCGTCGAACAACTGCTACGCCTACGCGGTGAACGACCCGGAGACGTACCGCTGGCAAAAGAGTATCCCAGGAGACCGTAGTGGGATGTCGAACATGTATCACAGCTACACCCACTGTAAGGGTCTTCCTCAACGCGTCGTCTCGGACAACCCGAAGAAAGTCTACAAAGTCAAACCGGTGTTGCGATGTAAAAAAGGATTTTTCAAAATCATGATGTTCACCTCCCCTCAAGGCGACTTCCACTTTTACAAACAACACGGCGTGTGCGAATACAAGGTACAACCCGGGAACACCGTCAAAAAGATTGCTGCGTTTTTCAAGGTCCCCGAGGCTCGCATCAACGCCGCGGCCAGGAGGGTCGGTGGGTTCAAAGTGGGCAAGCGCATCGTGTTCAAAGTGAACCTGTGGTCGCACAAGAGGGGTTGGAGCGATGGTGGCGCTCTCCTGACGGACGCCAAGGGGAAGATGATCAAAGACCCGAGAAAGGCGGCGCGCGACTACCCCGGTCTGAACTACTCAAACTTCTGTTCCGCCTTCTGCGTCAAAGATCGCGGCATCAAAGTCGGTAAGACTCACCCCAAAGTCGCGAAGAAGTGAGTCGAGGTCGTTGGGCGTCTCGGCCTCGAACGACACGTCGAAGATGTCGAGGACGTTGAACATCTGGTCGTCGTCGAGATGGACCAAGTTCGACGTGGTCGACATGAAATTATTCATCACTTGCAACGTCACGCTGAATTTGGAGACGTCGAACACTTTTCGACACACCGGACACGTGTGTTTCCCCTGCGCCTTCCACCGTTCGATGCAAGACTTGTGAAATATATGTCCACAACGGATGGCGTTGTTCCTCGTGGGTTTGACCTCGTTGAGACATATAGAACATGTCATTCCTAACTGTACTTACCTAAAGTTTTTTCAATAAATATCCGCGACGTTGAGCAGGGGCGTGTTGCACTGGTTGCACTGTTGCGTGCCCTGCAAATCTTGAACCTTCGAGAGGATTTCCGGACCACTCTTTTGCAACAACTGACGGTACGAGTAGTTGTCCTCGAGGGCGATGCCGTTTTGTTTCATGATGTAGTTGTTCACGAGTTGGGCTGAGGAGTGAATCGTGAAGCAGCGGCCGTCCGCCATTCCGAGACGCTGAGACATTTTATTTTATTATTAGAACAGAAAATTTATAGGATTGTTGCGAATCGTTTGAAGCGACGAGTTAAATCCCATGGCGCGAAGCTTTTGTACAAGTGAGTCGCATTTGTATCCGAGGAACGTGTCGAAGACGTCCTTGGTCTCGGTCGACGAGACGCGAATCGGGCCATCGCATCGGTCTATGTGTCTGCACACGACGTTGTAGGCGTACGCCACCTCTTTCAGTGTCTCCGCCCCTGTGATTATTATTTTACCCGTGGAGAAAATGGATGTCGTGATTTGTTTCATTTCCTCCGCGGGTTTGAATTTTATTTTCACCGCCGAATACCTGTCCGGTTGGAAACTCACGGAAAAGGTGCTTCCGTAGTTTTGAAAGTGTCGAGCCACCATCATCAGGTTCAAGTTATAGTTCAAGCTGTAGTTGCTGTTTATCATGACCACGCGAAAGTCGTCGTCTCGTATCATGTTTTCCATGTTCAGGTACGTGCTAAAAATTTTCTTCAGTTGAGCGATGACACGCTGGCAATCGAAAAGGTCGCAACACCCCGCCACTTGTATGGAGCCATTTGGAAAAATTTTCACACTCTTAGTGGAATAATTGTCTTTATATACCAAAGTTATTTGGTTATAAAAAGTCGTGTTCTTCATGGTCCACTGAAAATCAGATCCGGGGGCACCCCCCCTCTGAAGGGACAGGCGTTCGACCCTTCCGAAGACCTCGCGAAGTTTGTCGAGATCGACGGGTTGTCCGAACTTGGCCACCATGGTGATGGTGGTAATCTTGACCCACGACGGTCGCGTCTCCTCGGGAAACTTTTTGCGAAACTCGTCGACCGTGAGAATGAAGCTGAACGACTGGTTCGCGATCGGTGCAAACCGCATCTTTAACCGCGTCGCGAAGTGACGACCAGTCTTTCTATGCGCTCCCTCTCTTTCCCCATAAAAATAGTTAATTGGGTTATTTCACCATCTAAATACACTTGTCCCGATGCACGACCCATACCCAAATCTTCAACCCTACACAGGTCAACCTTGACCATCTTCGAGGGGGGTGCCTTGCTGTGTCGAACCGCGAGCACCGCGGCGTCGCGCTTGGTCTCCCGTGGGACGACGTCGTCCTCGCACTCGATGACCACGTGAGACCCGGGGTGCCCTGACACGTGCATCCACCACTCTTTTCCGTACGAAGATTCGGTCAACCGATCGTTGTCTTTCGCGTTCTCACCGACGTGGATTTTAAGACCGTCCAGCGACGTAAACGTCTTCATCCGTAGTGTAGTACTGCTCGTAAATATTTAAATAGCTCGCGAAAGTCAACCACAAGGCGAGTGGAAGTGTGTAGTTCCGCGCGTCGCCCTTCAACTGCGAGACGGTGTACCACGTGGTCAACGCCGCGCTCACGATCACCAAGGGGGCCTTGTCTTTATTTTTAGTGCACGAGTACGCGATGAGCCACAGGCAGCACAAGGCGACGATGGCGGTGAAAAGGACGTCCTGTTTACTCAAGTACCACGCGTAGCCCGTGGTCGCGTAGAGGATGGGCCACACCACGCCGAACACCCATCCGGGTGGGCGCAAGGGCACCCCTCGTCCTGAACTCTTCAAGTTGGGACACAAAAGGCTGGTGCCCGTGATTGCGAGGGCGGGGATGAAAGCACGTACGCTCATATTGTAATAAGTATATTTTAATCTCAAATACCCCCGAGAGGGTATGTCCGTCAGGGAGATGAGTGAAAAACACGGTAGGACACCGGGGCCATTAGGTCTAGAATGAAACGCGTGGATGTCCAGGAACCACTATTATTACAAAACGACGACGACGACGACGACGATTGGTGCTCGTGTTTTTAGTACGTTTGTCGGCACCACCACTCATTCAACCCCGCGATTTCGAACACGAGATGGATGAGGGCACCGGTGAGGAACAGGAGCCACGGAGTGGTCAGACCTGTGTTGAGTTGGGTGAGGGTAAAGTACGTGGCCGAGGTCATGACACCCACGACGACCGCTTCGAGGAGGACAGAGTTTCTCATTATTACTTAGCGATGATTTTTCTCATGATATAATAAGATGTCCAGAGATTATAAGGTCTTGCGTTTTCTGAAGTCCACAGAGAACGCGCTTCCCAGGAATGTCCAGGAAATCGTGGTCCGAAAGATGGAGAAAGAAAACAAGGCGCGTCGTGCGTATTACAAGGAGTTGGATGACGTCATCGCGAGAGGTGAAAACCGTAAAAATATGTTCATGATGAATCAAGGCTTTCGCTTCGGGCCTTCCCAACTGAACTACGTGCGCGAACGCGCGAGGCGCGACGACCGTGGGTGGAAATCCACCTTACGAAACTATTACAAAAAACGAAAGAAATTTGTCGACTACGTGATGAACGACTCCGTGAGCGCGATGTCTCGGGCGGAAAAGAAACGTCTGGTCGAACGCTTGCTGACTGACAAAAATTGGAACCCCACCAATGAAGAACTTAAAAGATATGGTTTGTAATAAAACAATGAGTTTCCTTAAATCCGCCAAGTTCGTGAACGACGTCGAACTCGGTGCCGACTTCGTGGAAGTGGAGTACACAAAATACGTCGTGGGTGAAAATCGTTACGACACGTTCGTCGATTACTTTCGAACCACACCCAGGGGGGATTGGGTGGAAATCACTTCTCTCAAAGAAAACATCCCGTTGGAGAAGTTCTTAGACACCATGGTTGAAAAGACGACGGAGGTGTTGCAGAAGATGTGCGACGTGGCGATCGAGGGTGCGGTGTGTACGACTCGACTGATGAATGCCTCTAAAATTTTGGACCCGACTTTCACACCGCCTTACGTGAACTTGCGACACGCCTGGCAACGCGCGCTCGTGCGTGACTTTTGCATGGAAGTGCTTCCCGAAATCATCTATCACTGCATTGACGACGACAGGTTGGAAAATTTTTATCACGTCGTCAAACTCATCGTCTCAACGCAATGAGTAGGATGAGGAGAAGGACGACGAGCGCGGTGAGAACCGACGCGCAGTTCGCGCTGACTGCTTTGGATTTAGGATTCGGCGCGGGCTTGGGGGCACACGTGTCCACCCGTCGACGAGGATAGGCGGGTCGCTTAAGAGGGCACGGGGGTTCGCGACCACCCTTGCAAAAATCAATGGTGCGGTCTCCGGACGTAGACGCGACGTCGCATATGGGACTGCGTCGTTCGACGTCTGACGGTCCGTGGACTTCCTTCCCATGGTCCGCGAACTCGGGGGTTTGACGAACACTTCCTGGGAGAGAAAAGTCAAACACGACGTAGGGATTCAGTTTATTCATGGCATCTTCTTCACACAGCAACATTGCTCTTTACATATTACAATATTTTTTATACCACTCGGGCCCGGGGTACCTCGCCACCGGGTCAAAGATACTCTTACGCCGTTTCACCTCGGGCTTGACGACCATGCGTTTATGATACTTTTGCGCGTGCGACGCGACTTGCGTGGGCGTTCGAGTCAACACACACTTTTTCGCAATCTTGGACCACTTCCCTGGGCCGTACATCCTGAGACCCAGAAGGAATCGTCCGTGTTCGCTCGGGGTCCACGTGCTTTTATTCATACGTCGATTTGTGACGACACGATGTTCGCGTAATTTTTCTTTTTCCCATACAGCGACGTGTTCACCGGGCGGTCCATGGGGATGGTGGTCGAGTCGATATCCTTCAAATACGACAGGTACTGGGCCACGCCGGTTTTCACTTGTCCGACCGCGGTGTCGATGACGATCGAGTTCATCGCGCGCACCTGCCCATTCACGTCGCCGTAATGATCGCCGGCGTTGTTGATGAACACGTATCGCATGAGGGTCTTGACGTCGTCGTCGTTCTGATAATCAATCTTGATGCCCGTGAGTTGCTTGAACTTTTCGCGAATCCCACGTTGGACGAGGTCCCGATTGAAGTCGCTGAAGTACAGGGTGTTCAGGGGTGTCGGGCACTGCTTGATTGTGTTCAGCTGGACGTTGTCACACATTTAGTATATCCCACGAAAATAATATTTCCTTCTAGTAAATAATATGATGGAGCTCGCCGACTTCGACGAGATCTACGCCAACAAGCCTCAGAACGTCGAGGTCAAACCGTCGTGCCAAGCCCCGGCCTGTTTCGTGAACTCGTACGCGCCGGTGGCTAAGCCGGGACAAGACGGCCCTTTTTTTGTGAACACGTACCTCACGCAACCGAATCGTAAGAAGGAAGTGGCCGGTGTGGTCACGGTGCGTTCGAGTGATTTAAAATGTAATTAAAAATTTCAATCCCTATTTATACAAATGCGGGTCATCAAGAGAGATGGTCTCGTTGAAGACATGAAATTTGACAAAGTCACCACCCGTATCTCCAACCTGATCCAAGGACTCTCGCCCGCCGTCGACCCCACGAAAGTGGCGCAGCAAGTGTTCAGTAGCATGTACGACGGCATCAAGACCCAGGAGTTGGACACGTTGTCGGCCGAGATTTGTATCGGCATGATCACCAGCGACCCCGACTACGAAGTCTTGGCCACGCGCATCGTCGCCTCGAACATCCAAAAGCAAGCGCCGAAGACTTTCGTCGACGCCATGAAGGCGTTGCACGAAGGGGGTGTGGTCACCGACGAGGTCGTTCGCATGTCCGAACTCGTCAACGACTACATCAAGCCCGAGAGGGACTTCGACTACGGTTACTTCGGTCTCAAGACCCTCGAGAAATCGTACCTCCAGAAAGTCAAGGGCAAAATCTATGAAACCCCGTCGTACATGTTCATGCGCGTGGCCATCGGTATTCACGGCGACGACTTTGCCTCCATCCTGGAGACGTACAATTTCATGAGCCAAGGATACTTCATCCACGCCACCCCGACGTTGTTCAACGCGGGAACGCACAGACCGCAAATGAGTTCGTGCTTCTTGGTGGCGAACAAAGATGACAGCATCGACGGAATCTACAACACCCTTCACGAGTGCGCGTCCATCAGTAAGTGGGCTGGGGGCATCGGGTTGCACGTCCACGACGTGCGCGCCAGTGGTTCACACATACGAGGCACCAACGGACAGAGCGACGGCATCATTCCCATGCTCCGCGTGTACAACGCCACCGCGAGGTACGTGAACCAGGCGGGCAAACGCAAAGGGTCGTTCGCGGTCTACCTCGAACCGTGGCACGCAGACGTCATGGAGTTTCTGGAATTGCGCCTGAACCAGGGCGACGAGGAAGCGCGGTGTCGAGACTTGTTCAGTGCGATGTGGATTCCAGACCTGTTCATGAAACGCGTGGAAGAGGGTGGCCGTTGGTCCCTGTTCTGCCCGGACACGGCCAAAGGGTTGTCCGATTGCTACGGCGAGGAGTTTGAAAAGTTGTACACAAAGTACGAAGAGGAGGGACTGGCCAAGCGCACCCTCGATGCCGCGGACGTGTGGAAAGCCATCTTGAAAAGTCAGACGGAGACGGGGACGCCGTACATGCTGTACAAAGATGCGTGCAACGAAAAGTCTAATCAGAAAAATTTAGGGGTCATTAAGAGTTCAAACCTTTGCGTGGCTCCTGAAACAAAGATATTGACACGTGGGGGTCAACAAACCATTTCTGAATTAAAAGGTCAGGAGGTTGAAGTATGGAATGGGGAAGAATTTTCAAAAGTGACCATCGTACAGACGGGGTCGGAACAAAAACTACTTACGGTGAAAACAAGTCGAAATCTTTCTCTTCGGTGCACACCCTATCACAAGTTTTGGATTGTTGGACACGATGAACCGATTGAAGCCCAACATCTTCAAGAAGGCATGAAAATTATCAAACATTCTTTACCAACGTTGAATACGTCAGATAATGATATGAAATATGCGTATACCCACGGGTTGTTCTGTGCCGATGGTACAACAATGAACTACCAGTGTGATTTAAAGCGATGTATCAACAAGGCGAAAGATAATGGATTGTGTATGAGACATCAAACAAATGTCAAGGAATATTCTGAAGATGGTATTTGTCAGGCTAATTCTTACACTGAACAAAAATTACTGGATTTGTATCACGATAAAATGAAGCTCATTCCTTACATCGAATATGATTACTCATCTTCAAATGAAAACAACAAAAAGACTCGTTTACGTTTGCCAAAGGATATGCCTGATAAATTTATCGTCCCGCATGAGTGTTCACTGAATTCAAAACTCTTATGGATTGCTGGTCTTCTTGATGGTGATGGATGTACTGCGAGACACTCTGGTGGTCGGGGAGTTTCACTTCAGATTGCATCGATTCATCGTGAATTCTTAGAAGACGTTTTACTTTTATTGCAAACAATGGGTGTTCAAAGTCGAATAAATTATGCTCATGATTCAGAAACGCGAGATTTACCAGGTGGTTCGTACTCATGTAAGCAACTTTGGAGATTACTTATTCCAAGTGGTGGTGTAGAACACTTGAAGCTTTTGGGCTTGAAAACGCATCGTTTAAACATCGATACATCACAAAGTCCGAACAGAAGTGCGCTGCATTTCGAGACCATCACATCCGTCGAAGACCTCGGAGAAACCGCAGATACGTTTTGTTTCAATGAACCATTGCGTCATCGTGGTATTTTCAATGGTATTCTTACCGGAAACTGCACAGAGATTTTGGAGTACACCAACAAAGACGAGACCGCGGTGTGCAACTTGGGGTCCATCGCCCTTCCCAAGTTTGTGAACAAGGAGAACCGTACATTTGACTACGAGGCGTTGCACAAAGTGACCAAGGTGCTCACGAAGAATTTGAACAAGGTCATCGACCGAAACTACTACCCCACCATAGGCGCGAGACAGAGCAACGTCCGACACCGACCCATCGGCATCGGGGTCCAGGGGTTGGCGGATGCTTTCAACTTGTGTAAGTTGCCCTTCGAGTGCGACGCGTCGAGGGCGATGAACAGCTACATCTTCGAGACGATGTACCACGCCGCGCTCGAGGCGAGTTCTGAACTGGCGAAGGCGACCCACGCCTATCCGACGTTCAAGAACAGTCCCGCGAGTGAGGGCATCCTTCAGTTTGACATGTGGAAGGGTGAGACCAAGTTGAGTGGGATGTACGATTGGGACGCGATGCGCCAACGCATCAAGCTCGATGGTCTCAAAAATTCCCTACTCCTCGCACCCATGCCTACGGCGAGCACGGCGCAAATCTTAGGGAACAACGAGTGTTTCGAGCCGTACACGACGAACATCTACCTTCGGCGCACCTTAGCCGGGGAGTTCGTCGTGGTGAACAAACACTTAGTCGATGACCTCAAAGAGTTAGGTCTCTGGTCCAAGGCGATGAAAGACTTGCTCATCAAAGCGGACGGGAGCGTGCAAAACATCACGAACATCCCCGACGACATCAAGGATAGGTACAAGACGGTGTGGGAGATTTCACAAAAGTGCATCATCGACATGGCCGCCGACCGTGGGCGATTCGTGTGCCAGAGCCAAAGCATGAACCTCTTCATGCAGAGTCCGACGTTCAGTAAGTTGTCGTCGATGCACATGTACGCGTGGAAGAAGGGTCTCAAGACCGGGATGTACTACTTGCGCTCGAAGGCCAAGGCGAAGCCCATCCAGTTTTCACTAGACATCGAACCCGAGTGCGTCGCGTGTTCTGCTTAAAGTTATGATTTGATTTATTTAATATGAAGTTCACAGAGTTGTGTGCCAACATCGACATCGGTAG